GATTGTGGCTTCGACTTGATCGTCGTAGATAATCCGAAATTCTTTACCGTGGATCATGATTCGAGTGCCTGTGTAGGGGCGTGTGATAATAAACTCGCCTTCCTCGCACCAATGAACTCCGTCTGGAAATTTACTAAGGTCGGAGTAACACAAAGGCCCTTTCTGCAACACAAACAAGACGGGTGAAGTTAATTCTTCGTTCTTCTTGGTTATGCCTGCCTTAGCAAGGCCACTCTCGTACTCATTATCGGCAGTCACCAAAGCGCACAAAATCCTCCAACCTTTTGCTTTTGGAAGTTGCGTGGCTTTTTGTTCTGCTGTTTCGTACTCTTCATCTACTGGTGCTACTGACTGTGCTACGCCGGGGGGCAGGATTAGGCCTTTTTCCGGTAAAACGATGGTTTCACTCATCGCGATCTTCCTTTAAATACTCAGCGAGGTCTAACAAGTGGCGCTCTGCAAAGGCTAGACCCCGAATCACCCCGCAAAGCTCTTTGTACGTAGCAAAGTCTGTGCACTGACCATTTGCCAAATCATCAGTGTAGTTATTCATATCGTCGCGAATTTTTTTACGCATCGCTTCAATAAAATCCATGACCAGTAAATCCATTATTTGCTTCCTTTAGGTGGGTTGTTCTTCTGTGCTGCTAATAGCGCACGTTTGTGTGCGATGTCACTACCAATCCTTAACCCATCAAGCTGGTTCTTAGCATCAAGCTGTAACCTAGTCTTGGCTGAGTCCGCCCCGATGCGCGTGCCCTCAAGTTGGCTCTTGTTCTGAATCTCGGTTTCTTTGAGACGCAACTCGTCTGCTTTAGCCGTTGCATCAACCGATAGTTTCTGTTTCTTGAGGTCAAGCTCACCTTGTTTGATCTGCAGTTCTTGCATCTGCATTTGCAAGACTGGGTCTTGTGCGTTCTGCTGAGCTTGTTGCTGAGCTTGCAGTGCCTGACTCTGTGCCAAGACCTGCGGTGCCGCTTCTGCCATGAGGCGGCTAATCTCTTTCTCCATCTGCGGTGGCAACTCGTCTTCTGGGTTAGGCAACGACACACCCAACGCTTGCTCGATCTTCTGGCGGTATGCAAAGCCAACGTGCTCGGCAATGTGCGCCTGCATCGCGCCCATGATCATCTGTGCCTGTGGGTTCTGACCAACAAGTTGCTGAACAGTCGGGTCCTGCATTGCGGCCATGTGCACTTTAATGTGTGACTCGTGGTCTTGGTACAGGAACGCTTTGACTGGCTTACCCATCAGCGTGTTCATGTTTTCTGTTACTGGGTCTGTCGGCTTCTGATCTTCCTCCAGCGGCACAAGCTTGTCTGCGTGCTTGATACCCAGCACGTCAAGCATCTGCCTGTGCAACATCGGCAGGTTGTATATCTGTGGTGCGCTCGCGGCTAACTGAATGACAGCCTGATACTGCACAACACGTTGTGACATGGTTGCAGCATTAGGGTCACTGACTGGCACAACCTCAACATTATGGTAGTCGTCCTGCTTGATGTTACGGCTACCGTCTTCTGGCTCATACTCGTAGTCCACCGGCGTGTAGTCGCGGATGATGCCAGCCAGCAATTGCAACTCTTGCTTGAACGCATAGTGCACGCGCGCCTGAACGGCTGACATCACCTTGAGGGTGCGCTCTAGAATAGCCAACGTGCTGCCAACCGGTGCTTGGTTGGACATGTCGCTGATCTTTAAATCAGCCGTTGCAGCAAACCTACGGCCTTCATCGACAATCTTGTCCATCAGCGCAGCTAGCACTGCCGACGGTTCTTTGTATGGGAGTGGCAGGATGTTGTCGCGGATGTTGCCTGAACCCAAGTCTACGTCTCGGAACTCGCCCGGAGCTATTGGTGTGTCGTCGCCCTTGATGCGCAACCCCCGCGCTTTCAGACCGCCCGGCAAATTACTCAGGGTCCCCGCATCAACCAACTGACGCATGATGCTGGTCGCTGACTTAGCAAAACCACCGATTAGGTGAAATAGCCCAAAGCCGTATGCGCCGTAGCCGGGGATGTACTGGTAGTGCACGAAGTGGTCACGCTTGAGCTGGAGGTCGTCTTCTTCCTTCCAGTTACGCCGGATGGCCAGCACATCGTTCGTGCCGCGAATCAGTGTCACCACGTACGGGAGCGCTATGCCTGTTGGCCCTTCGTCATCAGCGTCTTCAAACCCCGGCAAATCGAGGTCGGCGTGCACCTCGTAGAGCTCAAACCTGTCATCGTAGCTTGCTGAGAACCCAGTCTCTTTGTCTTTTTTGTCTTGAATATCAGACAGATACTTGGCGGGCTCGCCTAACTCTACCTCTCGGTAGAACCCAGCGTGCATGAGCTTGACCAAGTCATTCTTGCTCTTACGCATGCGGTGCGTAATACGATAACTTGTTTTCAAGTCACTCGTGCCGTATGGCAGGATAACGTCTTCTGCTGGGACAAATATGGATACTTGGCGCTCAAGGCTTGGGTCGTAGTACACCTTCTTGAAAGCAGAGCCCGCGCTTGGCAGGTTCCACAGCATTTTCTCGTGCTCGAGCCGAAACTCGGGCATCTTCTCAGTCAACTGCCAGTTCATGTCTTCTTCGATGCGTGAGGCGGCTTCTTTCTTCTCGGGCGTCTCTTTACCAACAATGTTAGTGCGCACAGGCCCCTTGGCTGGGAATGTCTCCATGATGGTCTCAGACTGAAAGCGCACCACGGCTTCAGTGATCATCGGGTGGAACACACCGCACGCGCCGTTCCACGGCTCTGTTCTTTCTTCAAACTTTAAACCGAGTAAAGTTATACCGTCCTTGTACATCTTCTCCCAGTCCTTGCGCGAGGACAGGTCGTTCTCGATGTCACCACTCAAGTCACTGGCCAACGATAAAACGTCGCTTTCATCCAACACATCGGCCAAGTTCTCGTTAAACTCGTTGTCAACCTCACCCGGCTCGATCTCAATCTCAGTCTCGCCCGATCTAATGGTTACCGACTCGGGGTCTTCGATCTCAATTTCAAGATCGGGCTCTTCTGCAAGTGCTGACAACCCCACGGGCGCTTGGTACAGTGACTTTTCAATCGACATAATTTATCCTTAATAGTACGCGGCTCTGCGCGCCCTGAAGTATTTATCTTCTTGCTCATCGCTGTTCAAACTGATGAACCCGCCTTGTCGGTATCGTAACAGCGCTTGTGACACCGTATCAACATAATCATCGTGCTCGCCCACGGGGAACGACGCCACCTCTTCGATGACCTCGCGCGCCCAACGCGTGTCGGGTGCCCAGACTTTACCCGACGCAAACAAGTCTGACACCGCGTTTAACCGGACATGTTTATCATTACCACGGCTAGGACTAAACTCCTGCACGGGGATGCCCATGCGCCGAAGCTCCTGTATGAGTGGTGCCCCCGCTGCCTTTTTCTCAACGATGAACGCATCTGGCGTCCACTCCTTGTAGTGCTTGAGTGCGGTGGCCTTGAGCTCGGGAAACGCCATCCTGTCCTTGAACGCATCCAGCAAGATCAAGTTGGGGCTACCCCCGTCGTCCTCGTTGTACCAGACACCCCACGTTGTACACGCGCTGTAGTCGGCCGTGTTCGTTGTTTCGAACGCCGTGTCCCAGCTCTGTATGATGTACTCACAAGTAGGTGGGTCTTCTGGCTCCCACACTTTCCAACTTTTTCTGGATATTACCGCGCTCGTGTCTGAGGTCGGCTGCTGCATGTACTGCGCGTTCCAGAACCTCGGGTCGAGCTGCATCTTCTTGGCGCGCAACTGATCGAGTGGCCACTGCTCTGGCCAGAGACTTTTCTCGTCCTCGGTGTCCTCGTTCAGTATGGCTGGCAGCTCCACCAGCTCCCAGTTGTCGGCGTCTGGGTTGCGCATCTGAAAGTCAAGAAGCCTGCCGGTCAAGTCCAACAGACTCCAGCGCGTCATAATTATGATAATGGCCCCGTTGGGCATCAGTCGCTGCAGCGGGCCGGTCTGGAACCAACTCCACGCCGTATCAAACGACAAGCGGCTGTTAGCCTTCATGTCTTGTTCTGAGTGCGGGTCGTCAATTACGAAGAGGTCTGCACCGCGACCAGCAAGAGCACCACCCACACCAACAGCGTAGTACTGACCACCAGCACCAGTAGACCACTTACCAGCAGCCTTCTGGTCGTCGGCGACCACGGTGTCTTTGAACACCTCGCCATATTCTTCGCTCTCAAGTAGGTTGCGGACTCTACGACCAAAGTCTTCTGACAAACTGGCGGTGTGGGTTGCCATAATGATCTTCTTCTCGGGGTAGCGCCCCAAGAAGTACGCGGGGAACAGGTAGGAGCTGAACTCAGACTTGCCCATACGTGGCGCGATGTTGATAATCACCCGTTTTTTCTTGCCGTCGACCACGTCTTGGAAGATTTTGGCCAGTTTTCGGTGGTGGGGCCCTACCTTAAACCCCGGATACACACGTTTAGCAAACTCAATCGGGTCAGTCTGCGCCTTATTTAACCCAAACCGCCTGTCTTGCTCCTCAAGCTCGGCTAAAAACGCTATCTTCTCCACCCGACTCATGTGTTTGAGGGCCAACTGTGCAGCTAGCGCCTCTTGAGGGGTCAGAAAGTCTAGGTTCATTGCGTTTATTCTGGCAGGGGCTCTAAAATTTCGGCATCCACGATGTCAACCTTGCCCATATATCGGCTAAGCTTGTCTTTAATTTTGCTAGCAAGTTCTTCATCCGTCATCTCCGTTTTCTTAACTTCGATTCTGTCAGTAAATAGGGCGACTTCGGTCACCTTACCCAGCATCTCTAATGCTTTGAGCCGTACTTTAGCGTCGGGGTGCTCGGTCTCTTGCACAATCTTGGTCAGCGCCATGCTGCGTAGGCTCTCAGCCTGCTCGATAAACTTCCACTGATACGCGCTCACCATTGCAATCGTTGCGCGAATCTCTTCGGGCACCTGCATGTTCAGTAATTGGTTTTTGGTATCGGGCGCGCTAGTCGTCAGTGCGGCAAAGGCGTTGACTGCCTTGTTCTCTTGAGTCTTGGTGATGATCTGGTCATCACTGCCCGTAACTTCTTTAAGCCAGTCGGCTGTGTTGAGCTGCGCGTTGAGTGTTTGCGCGGCGTCAAGTTTTTCTAAGGGCGTAAAGCTGGGCACACCGGGTTCAATCTCCGGTATATAGTCTGCGGCGTTCGCGCTAACCAAATGATCCAGCAACACTTTTTTCCCTTTTCGTGAGCGCCGGGCTGGCGTATTCGTGTGAAGTATATATTGTTTTTTTATTTTTTGATACACTATATACGTTGCTTACTCCTTGGTGACAATTTCCTTGGTGGGAAATTCTTGGCCCTCGTACTCACGTCCGGGGGCTTTTTTTGCCGTCGTCTGTCAAATGTTTGACAAGAGTCGGTTGAATTTTTTACAAAAATTTGCGAAGGGGGGATACTGTAAAAATATACAG